AACCACGTAAAAAGACGGATCACCAGCTGCAAAGTCTGGCCACGTTGGGTAATGGTATCGCCTTCATTGTAAGAAATTGGGAAAGCTTCGGTTTCATCCAGCAAAGCCCAGTCAATACGGGTTTTCGGCAATTTGTGAACCAGCATACGCTTAGCGATTGCCAAAATATCTTCACTAGAAGTTAGTTGATCACGCCCGTATTTATCGCCTTCCTCTGCTTTGATGAAGTCATCACCCAGGACGCGCTTTTTACCTTCGCTGGTTTCAAAGTATTTGCCATCAACAAATGAATCCCATAGCACTTGAGCATCAGAAAGCGTCTTAGCTTCACCACCAGAATAGAGGTCGCTGACCTTCTCTAAAGCCGCTTTGCTATGTTTGCGGTAGAACATCACACAAGTAATGGTATCTGCTGCTGCAGCGCCAAATACTTTGTTAGGCAAGCGATACGCTCCCAAAAATTCACCCAGTAGGCTTGAATCCTGGCGCAATGCACGTTCTTTACTTGATTTGCCTGTCATGCAGCGATCCGGTACCAGGAATGCAGCCAAGCCACCGCCTTTAAGCTTTTCCAGGGAACGCATGATGAAGTAATACTCAAGACTAGCTTTCTGGTATTTTTCATCGTATTTGAAGTTACGACCGCGATTACTACCAAATGGAACGTTAGCCACAATGGCATCGTATGATTCATCTGGTGTACGCGCTGCCACACTCTCAAAATTACTTACACGCACGTTATAGCTGTCTGATTCATTAATCAGCTTATTGATCGTGCCGCTAGTCTTATCCAGCTCTACAGCATCAATAGCCGCATTTAATGGTGCAGTAGCGCCAAAAATACCTACACCAGCGCATGGGTCCAGCACTTTACCGCCACCAAAGCCCATATCATTTAGAACGTCCCAAATACCAGCAGCAATAGGCTTAGGCGTGTAATACTCATAGTCTGAGCCGCGCATACCTGTTTCCACATCGAGCAAGTTGCCGCCGTTCCCGGTGTATCGGCCTAAAATGTCTTTTTGCTCATCGGTAATGGAATCTAAAGTGATTTCACCCGCATTGTATTGGCGCACCAATTCCACCGCCGCAATGTTGTCCTTTTGGCGCTTGTTCTTTGTGTTGTTTTGCTGGAAATTGTAGTGCTGATCCGTCTTTTTACGTGGTTTTGACAATGGGATTGCTGGATCATCATTAATCTGTAATGAAACACCGCCGATATTGCCGCCTAATTGCTTCAAATCCGCAATTAAGTGATTACCACGTGTGATAGTGCCAATTTCAGATAAAAGGCCTTCTAGGCTAGTTTGTGGCGTTTTGAGGCTATCAACAATATTTTGCAGCTTGCTAGTAAGCTCAAGCGCCTGTGTGGTCAATTTAGGATTGCCAGCATCATCGAATAAAATGCCAAACATTAAGCGTTACCCCATAAAAATTGAGTGGATACAGCAAGCAAGGCTTCGCGGTATGCAGCAACGGCTTGTTGCACATACGAAAGGAATGCCGAGTTTTCTGAATTTCGGTTAAGAATGTCTGTCATGCGATTGCCAATATCGGGGTCATTCATATTGGGTAATTCGCGTTTAATTACAGACTGCAAATACTGGTAATCAGGATTCGATTCATCAGTTTTAATTTTGGGAAAAGCTTGCCCTAGCAAAGCCAGTGCCTCTTTATTCCAGCGTAAAACTGCCATCGTGGTTTTAGTGGTTGCTTTTTCTGCGATTAGCTTTAAAGCCTTTCGGGTCAAAGCGAGTGATTGAAGGCTTTTCATCACTACTCCATACAAATGAAACAGCTTGTATGTTGGTAGATAATTTTTCTTATTTTCTTTTGTTTTTCCTATAAAAAAGGCCTTTCACTTGGAAAGGCCTTTTTTGGTTATTTTTACTACTAAATCATTCTCAGTTCTTCACGGTCAAAGTCATCAGTAATGGAAATTTCAAGATCCGGACGGTTGCCATACAGCATGAGATCTTCCGGCTCCAACCGTGCCAGCTCTAGCGGATGGCCATGCTGCTTAAATAGCTTATGCAAGTTACCCTCAAAGTAGCCAATTGCCTCAAGCCAGGGACCGCACAATTCACAGTTTTTAGCATCATCTGGAAAGACAGCAAAGAATGAGCCTTTAGGTGTATGCACTTTTAACGCCGTTGTATTTATATCCATCATCTAGCCCTGTAAATATTGTCTTTTGAGATTATCTAAGCTTTCAAATGAGGTGAAGCCCTCACCGATTTCGCCAGAAGTATTAGGGATACTATACCCGCCAACCTTGTGCAAATCCATTGATAAAGCTAACACTTTGATCCGGTCAAGGTCCTGTGTTTGGATGGCTAAAGCAACTTCCTCCTTCACGCCGTAACCATAAGCAAAATAAGTGGTATATCGGCCCTCTGCAATTGCCTCCCTGACATGCTCATAGTTTCCAAAGTCTAAAGCGAATACACCCTTCATGGCACGACCACGGAAAGATCTATATTTCACCTTGCCACTTTTAAGAAGGACCAATTCGCGGCCATTTGGCAATGTTAAGGTGCCATAAAATTTAGACTTCCATTCACTAAAGAATCTAGTGGCATCAGGATCGGTAAAGTCAGCCTCAGTGACATTAACTGTGGTACTGAATTTCACCAGGCCCGCCAGCTGTTCAAAAACCTCTTGATACTGTTCAGTCCTGAGATTATCAATATCAGCGTTTATGTTAAGGATGCTATCTCTTAATTGTTGATTAATAAGATCCACTTCTTGCTTTGTCTGCATCAATGCGCCTGTGACAAATTCAATAGTTTTAGGGTCTTTCAACATGGTATCGAATAAGACTGCATCATCATACAGAACCTCAACACCCATAGAGAAAACCTCTGTGGACCCATGATCATAGATCTTGGCAACATAGTGATTAAACATATCTGTCTTATATGCCTTTTCACTAGCTGCAAAGCCCTTATTTTCGGTCAGATTGCGTAAGCGGTGTACCAGTTTTCCATCAAGCGATCTGGATTTAATGTACTCTTGAGCAATAACACGCAAGTTATCATCAGATTCCAAATGATGCGCCAATTCATGCCATAATACCCGCTGGCTAAATTCATTATCCAGCATGATAAAACCCTCAGTTGCATGGGTCGTTGTGCCGCTGGCATAAGCTCTCTGGTGATTTTTGGTATCAATCTTAATTTTACCCAGGCGGCCATTAGTAATAACAAAAAAGTCTTTTAGATCCTGGTGAAACTTCTCAGGCGTAATGCCATTCTTTTTCATCTTATTGATCACAGCTTGAGTGATAGTCACCTTTTCTGCAATCCACTTTTCGGCATCTTCCTGGGTCACGGTCGACTGATCAATGACAGCATTTTTAACCGCCCTGGCCATTGCGATTTTTTCAGCTGCGATACGATTTTTTTGGGCCTGGTAGTTGGCCTCTAGGTCATCAAAAAGACTGGCTTTAAGCTTTTTATATTCTGCATCAGCATTTTGCTGCAAAACATTCAATTCAGGCGCGTATTTTTCCCGGATAGTCTCTCGTTGTTCCAGGGTCAAACCTTCCTTTTCCAGCTCATCAAACATTTGCTCACGCAAATCAAGAAAGGGCTTTCTAATCGAATCATGCTTTTCAGATAAAACCTTCCAGGCGGCGCTATACTGTGCATCATAAGCTGTAGTATTGCGAGCTTCTTCATCAATTAGGGACCGTGCTTTTTCTGGATCAAACATTCCCTTAATTTTTGAATTTTCAACCGTATGCTTAACCAGGCCAGTGATAAGGCTGGCATTTTCAGCGATCTTAGTAGCAACCTTATTGCGCTCATAGCCCATACTGACCATGCGAGTAGCATCAAGATTTATTGCGGCGGTTTGCACATCAATAAAGTTTTTCAGTCTAAGTAATTTTTTAGCCTTTTCCGCTTCATCTGTCTCATCTTCAAACGCTTTAATCTGGTCCTTAAAAAAAGGAGAACATAGAAGTATTTGAGGTTAATAAGATTTCATGCGCTGGCAGATTTTGACCCGCAATTAAAGCGCGCAAGGTATTGATCTTTTTCTTTAAAAGAAGGCTATTCTTTTCAGAATTTTGCTCTTTGGTCATGTCTTTGGCCGTCAGCAAGTCAAAGCAATAACCCAGTCGGCTTTTAACCGCTTTGTAGTCATTATTAAACATTCTTTAACTCCAATTCAGCCCAACGGGAAATAGCTTTGTGCGTCAGACTTCCCGCCTTATCGTTAAACGCTTTGTCTGCGCTCAATTCATCTAAATTACTGTCCATCATGGCCCATAATGAATAGAGGGTTTCATGGTCATAAGCACCCTGGCCAATCTTTTTCAGGATTTCTAAAGATGGGTGCAAGACTTCATTAATGGACCCCAGTAGAGCAGCTGCTCTTTTGGTCCAGCTCATGATTTCAGTTGTTTTTTTCAGATTGGGTTTTTCAGCAATCAGACCCATGGCCGCCCGGCTGTTTTTAAGTGCTTCAAGTGGGGAAACACTGTCAAGGACAGCAAAACGGCTATGAGGCTGATCACCCCATAGCAATTGATTCATTTTTTACCCCTGGCTTACCATGTCTTGAAGCTGTTTAAATGCAACCTCTTGAACCGCTTTAGCTGCCTTATTCACAGTGATAGCAAATTCACTTGTTTCATCATCACCCAGGCTTTCAGCAAGTTCTGTCAATCGGTCCAGTGATTCATCATTTGTATGATTACCAGGATTGGCAATTACATCATTTAAGAAAGTATTAATTTCATCATCCCCTGTATCTGGATCTACTACTGGCTCATTGTCAGGCTGAATATCAGGCTCATTGTCTGGTACCGCCGGATTTAATGCGTCTACCACTTCATCCAGGAACCGGACCACTTCATCAGCAATTTTCGCCGCCGATTGATTTAAGCTAAATTTGAATAGAATCTTGCGTTTTGAGCCATCAGCATAGACATTTAAAACATTGTCCTTAGCCCATACAGCACGTAAATCGCGGTTAGATCCAAAGCTCTTACCCTTCATTTCTACCTGGCCAGATTCATTCTGAGACAGCTCCCACCCTCTCATTTTCAAGCCCAGGTTAAAACCGTTCTTCATTTCATCAAGTGGCGTTTCTTTTGGCGGCTCTGGCTGTGCCGGGAGGCCCATATTCACACGATCCGCATATTGCTCTGCGCTCAAGGTCAAAGTATCAGACATAAAGAATCCAATATCCTTCCCATCAGGACCGTTTAAAGTGTAGTGAATGCCTACCAGGTTAGCGCCCGCGCCCGCCTGTTTGAAATGAGGAATTGCGGTATATCCGTTTTTGCTCAAGTCACGGCCTTGCTCACCTTCCCAACCCAGGTCACGTAAAGCATTTCGCACATCAATAAAACGGTTTTGGAAAAACGCATCTAGTTGATCCTGGAACATTTCAAGATCACCGTTTTCTTTAACCAGGGCATAATTTTCAGGAGTAGTCGGATCAAAGTCATCAGGATATTTTGATTCCGGTGCAGCTGGTTTTGGCTTCACAGTGCCGCTTTCAATCAACCAGATACCAAAGTTCATTGGGATCTTGCCTAGTTTGCTGCTCAAAGTGTGCTTATCATTCATCAAAGACACTTCATCCTTGCCATTCACGCCCACTCTAGCACCTTCACTTTTGGCAAGTGAAATTACAGTTTCAGCAACAGTGACACGCGCACCATCCAGATCATAGGCTGCACGTGATAGAGATTTAAGCACTTGGCCACGCTTTAACGGGGTAAATGTATCAAGGTAGGCTTTTAACTCAGGTAGCTTTTCCTCTAGCTCTGGCTCTTTGGTTAGCTCTGCAATCAGGCGCTTAAATACAGGTACAAATTGGCTATAGGAGGTCGGTGCATCAATGCCTCTTTCCTGTGTGGTCCCTGTTTCGCCTCTGTAGATAATGGCATTACCCGCTGCATCTACACTTACCCTAGCCATAACAATATCAGTCGGCTTGTATCCAATCTGTGCAGTAATACCTTCAATTGGCGGGTTAGATTCACTAGCAATTGAATCGAACAAGGTGCCACCAGCTGCCGCCGTATGATTAAAGTCACCAAACACTAAAGACAAACTAGATAGTGAATTAACAGCGATTTCAATTTGCTCAATGGTATAAGCAAAGTCAAAAGATTTACCCTTAAATACGCCGCCCTGGATTACATCACCCTCAAGCTCTGGATCATCATCAAAAGCACCCTGAGAAGCAACAAAGTCTAATTCATCTAGTTTTTTAGCAATGAGGGCTTGATTATCTTCACCCTGCAAGTGATCCACTGACAAATGATCACTCTCAAACTGGAAAGTACCATCATCATCAAGCTCAATCGTTACACCGCTACTTGTTCTAGGCGTAGTTACGTTAAAGATTAACGGGGCCAGGCGCTCACATTGCATTTTGAACGTGTTTTGTAGGAGGTTAAGTAGTGAATCGACCGTGCCATTACCATGCAAGGCACTCATCAAGTCCTCTACAATAATCTTAAATTCATCAAATTCAGCCTCAAGGTCACTGGTACCAATGTGCATGGTTTTGGAACCACCGCCCACCGCTGTAATTTCAATGTCACTTTTTACAGTATCGAAACTATTAAAATCCACAACAACATTGGATTTTGCACCAAAGGCATATTCTTCTTTTGATAAAAAATCGTCATGGCCATTTTTCAGTTTCCAGCCACCGCGCACCAGCTTTTCAAATAGCTGCTTGATCATTGGAATATTGTTTTTTTCTTCCTCAATTCGGGCCTGTTCAGCCTTAGCCGCTTCAATCTCTTTTTCCAGGCCTGATAGCGTTTGTTCCAGCTGCTCTACTTCGCCTGTAAGATTCTTAATATTCTCAAGTTTTTCGGCGCGCTTCTGGTTTAAACGGGCAAAGCCTGTGCTGTTTTTATGGGCCAGTTTCATGATACGTCTGCCGACTTCACGAATAGCCAGGTCACGGCCATTTTCAGGCGCTACAACAATCGTAATGTCTTTTTTATTGAGCATCCACTTCCAGGAAATCATTTCATCACTGGCGACCAGTTTGTTAGGCGTTGAATCCGGGTTATGAAATACCACCGATACCGTCTGACCATCGGATAATTCAAATACAGCGGCTACATGCACACTGCCATTTTGCTTAAATGGCTCGGATACCTGGACCGATACAGTTTCCAGGTCGGGAATTGCCTTGTCCATCACTAGGCGCAATTGATTCACTTTGCGTTCCAGGCGTGAATATGGAGTAACTAAGGCATCAAAAACCGCCATAACGCCGTCTGAATCTTCAATAAAATCAGCCAGGGTCGCACTATCAAAAATCAAGCCCTCTTTATCATTTGAGCGAATCCGGTAAAGCATCTGGTCAATTGTTTGACCGACTGGGTTATTGGTACCATCCCAATTAAATTGCACAGTCATAAAGACCTCTTAACATAGTTAATTTACAAGGCTTTCACCTCACTTAATCAACAATATTAGAGACAAAAAAACGGGCTAAATTGCCCGTTTTCCTGAAAGCTGTTTAAGCTGCTGCCTGGTACTGCATTCGGCCCTTTAATTCATCCATAGTCACACGCTCGATACTGCCAAAACCATTCCATCCGGCTTTATAGTTTGAGTGATAGATTTCCTTTGCTTCATCTTCACTTTCGGCACCAATGACAACCTTGTGTTCATCAAAAGATCCGTCAAGATCCACCTGGCTAATGATATAGGCATGATCCGGCGCTACTTCCAGATTGTTTTTAACAAAAACATCCAGTTCATCACCATCCGCACCCATCGAGCCATCAAAATAGCCATAGTGATGCTTCATTGTGATTTTCCATTTTTCGCCGTTTGAATCTTGACCCTGACGGATAGATTCAGCCGGGTTTTCAATAGAAATATTCATCCCGGCAATGGTCATTGCACCCTTTTTATAATTGCCCGCGATTAGATCATCCCAGGCTGGTGCTGGTGTGCGGCTATAAGGTGAAGTGGCCGCTTCATGGGCTTGTTGATCAAATTCCGTGAAAGGATCATTAGCCGCATCGAGCGTTACAGAATCCAGTGTTGCAGACTTGGCAATTTCAGCTTTGATCTGATTAAGCTCTTGCTCTGCAGCTGCTACCGCCTCCTTTAAAGAATCACGCTTTTCAATCAGCAATTTTTCCTTATTTGGCACCGTGGTTTTAATACCATTTGGTAGCTTTAACTTTGCTTTGGCCAGCTTTGCCTGGAATGCCGAACGGCCTGATTCCATGGCCTTAGCCAGCTCGGTAATTGCTGCTGTATGGTCATCCTGATTGGCAATTGGGCGCACTTTGCCATTTAACAAAGCCTGGTAAATATCACCAGATTGCTTAATACGGAAAACAATCACCTGGGAATCCGCAAATGTAATGCTTAGCTCACGGTAACTGATCCCTGATGTGCGTTTTACGCTAGGCGATACGTCTACTTGGGCAATTACAGCCCCGGCCTTTTTAAACGCGCTAGAAACGGCTTTAGCGGCCTTATCCTTGTTGCTGATTTCAGCAAAATTGAAAACTATATTTTTACTCATATTTAAAACCACTATTTCGGAGGTGAAACGTCTTTACCATCGCCTTGTTCTTGATGCGTATGCCCGATAACACTGATACCACCCGCTACCACATCACCCGATGATTCAACAGCACCTTGAATAGACATATTGCCAGTACCAGAAAAAGCCCCCTGGGTAGAAATTGCGGCCGCTACAAGCGCAATCGTACTTGGGTCAATTTTTATGGTACTGCCTCCCACTATTAGGTTTATTGTTGAATCAGCCACTAGCTCAATATTGGCATGGTGCCAGCGCCTAGTACCGCTAGAATTTCCTGTTTTTGGATTTCTCCATCCCGTGATTAAAGCCCGCCGGGTATCTCCTTGAATGAACTCACACCAAACCTTGTCACCTGGTAAAATTTCAATTTCAGTCACATAACCATTTGCGGATTTATCCCCAATCGGGTACTCGATTTCGGCATCGACTTCATCCCCAACCGGGGTTTTAATCATGCACTCTCGACTACCTGGGTCGTACTTTGTAATGACAGCGGGAAACTTGCCAAATACCAGCCCGTTACTTCCTGATTTTTGGCTCATTTATGCAGCTCTCCAAGCCAAAGCTTTGTATATTGCCGTGCCGGATCACCATCGATACCACCACTAAACACGTGTGCTGCAGTAATCACTATCAGCTTTTCATCTGCGCTGACCTGGATAAGATCACCCGCCACAATGTTGTCGTTGTATGAGATTCTTGAGATCTGTTTTAGGATTAAACAGGTACTCATATTTTTAAGGGTTAATGCGTCCTTATTCGGCACAAAACGCGCCGTTCTGGCCTTGTCTTTGTTGCCATAGATAAATTCACCGTTATCATCCACACTGTAAAAAGTCGGGATTTCATGACGTTCCAAAAAGCCACTTTGTACGGTTTCAGCCGCCGTAATAGGTACGTCTGTAATCGCCTCTTGCTTGAATAAGTCATCCAGGCGCATAAAGGACAGTTGACCATCACGCCAGCGCATTACTCCCGCGCTTTCTTGCAAAATGACGGCGATCTGATAGCTAGGACTATCCCCGGCCATGCAGTTAAATAAGGGAACGGTTAAATCACCCTGAATTGAATCTGCTTTACAGCCCAGGGCGCGATAAATATCAGCCAGGGTCGTATTCTTTTTATAAATAGATTTCTCTTTGACATAACAGGCGTTGGTCAAGGAACTCAGCACAGCGATAATTTTTACCACCTGTGCTATGTTCCCGCCCTGGACCCGACCTGAGCTGATTGGCTCACTTTTTAAAATAATGAACTCATCACCATTGGCCGTGTAGACTTTTTTGCCTTGCTCAAAAAACGGCAATACTTCATCTTCTGCACGAATTTCGGCCTCCAAAGTGACAGGTATTGGCACCAAGTCATTTCTAAGAACAAAGCTCTTTAAAAATTGACCATCGACTAGCTGCTTTTCACCGCCATCATCATAAAAAATTTGCATAATCAGCCTTAGTAGATCGGGTAATTAAAACCAAATGGAAAATAAGCATTGACTGAATCGGGATTAGCCGCCTCATCACCGCCTATGGTGAATGCAGCACTAGATGAAGCCTTTTGTGGTAATTCACGTTCATAGTTAGCAATCTCGCCGTTTACCTCTGAGCTATTGCGACCATAACCCGCCACGCCCTGCATCCCTGTAGCCTCTGTTTGCAAAGCGGTTTCACGCTCAACATAGAGCAGAAATAGCGGCTTAATCACCGCCCATTCTGAGATAGATAGTTCAGTAGTCTCGGTAATATCGGCAAGCGAGGTATTCGGACAAGATGCTAGATCCGCATAACCACAGTAGAAGCTCACAGCTGATCTTGCCAAAGCTTCTACTTGGGTTTCATCTAACAACACCGCTACACTTCGTTCCTCTTGGAGAAACTGTTTAACAATGTCATTTAGCTTCATGGATTAGCGGTAATCCTTAGAATTGCCCTCTGTTACATCACCGTAGTAGTGATAGAACATCGTGCCTGAGAAGGTTAAGACTTGAGAACGGTTTTCCCAGTCACGGTCCACTGGGTCCAGCTGGATAAAGCAATCTTCAATGCGCTTGTAGCGTAGGTACTTTTTCGGTGTACCTTCATAAATTTTGGCATTGAAATAGCCACCATCTTTGATGAGGTCGACCAACATTTGATCAATATCGCCCGCTGCTGTTTCCAGGAATGAAATAGCGCCCTGCTGAGCGGTTTTGACTTGTTGAGCCTCCCATACCGTGCTGCCTAATGGGGTCGGGACTTCAATTTCACCACCAGTTGTAAGCACTGGCCACGGGCATTGTTTCGTTAAAAGGAACATGCCCTCATAACCTTCAATCTCAATGGTGAAGTCGGAGTTAATGGCCTTGCGACCCAGGGCGCGAGTGGATTCACTAAAGCCCTTTAAATACTGCGGTGTAGAAACTGTCATGTTGAACAACCTTAAATAAAAAAAACAGCAATGATGCTTATGCACATCATTACTGCCTTTTAAGGAGGGTCATGCTCTAGTTTTCCACATTCGCACTCTGGGCTACCCTGTGTTCAAGCTGGCAATCCACGATTAGATCAACCAATAGAGAACATTGATCACGCTCATGCTTCACCAGAATATAACCCTGCAATAAATCACCATTTACGGCCATTACGGGGTCATTTTTATCGCATCTTGAGATAATTGGACAGGTAATGTATTCAGTCCGGGTTATCACGATTGGCGGGTCCTTTTCCGGCAGTAGCGAACAACCCGATAGCACTGATAGGCAAAGGAGTGTTACTCCAATCATGAAAGGCTTGATCTTCACGTTCTAATATCCTGATAGTTTCTTGTTTCGACAAAAGTTCTTTATTTAAACTGGCTGTTTTTACCTGGTATTTCTGGACCAATTCACGCTCTTGCTGCAGCTGGCCCACCAGGTCGCTATTTGATTTTTGGGCGACTTCCAGGCTTACACGTAAGTCACTAGAAACGCCCTTTTCTATCTCAAGGCTGCGGTCAGATTTAAGCGCCTGATTGGCGTTCCTCTGACCCCACCCATAAAGACAGATAGCAGTAATAGCCAGCACCACAATAGCGGCGCATAACGAGCCTATTAATGCTCTGATCACGGCATTACCACCCTGGCACGGAACCACCCGAAAATAAATTCTTCCTGGCTTTCCCGCTTTTCGGCTAGATCGATATAGCGCGCACCTTGCAAGCTGTTCAGCATTCGCAAAATTACCAGCTCACCATCACGGCCACGTTTGCTTAAAGTCAGCTCTAAGGCCTGTAAAGTTTTTGGACCATACACGCCGTCTACCGTTAGATCCTTATAGACTTTTTGTTGCTGATTAAGCAGATTCAAAACACGCTGTAATAACGGTTTAGCAAAGCCAACACCGCAATTCACGCCTGTATCAAATAGTTCTTCGGCAATGCCTGGACTGATCTTGGCCACCTGGTCGAAACGTGGACCCGTCCAGTAAGTTTTTAGGTAAATGGCTTTTGCAACCGATAGAGGTAGATCACGCATTGCGCCCTTATAACCATGGTCACGGGCCGTTTGAACAGTAATACCGAAATTGGTTTCACCGCCACGATCTTTAGGGTTATTTACATAACCGCCTTCGATTTTAATAAGATCATCAATTGCCTTATCAATATTCATCTTTGCGCCCCAATAATTTAGTAATTCCACGGAATAGCTCTGCCACATTCCCTTGTGCGATAAAGACAAGGATCGTCAAAATGAAGGTGACAATAAGCTCTGAAACAGTTACAAGCTGGCCATTCACCAGGATGGCAATAGCACTCCCCAGGAAATAGCCCACAAAGGCCACTGCCAGGATTGAATAGAACCGCTTGATCCGGTGATGAGTAGAGGTGAAAGCAAGAACACGTAAGCCTATGCAGACTTTCAAGATTGCAGTAAATAACGGGATAAATTCCATCATTGTTTACTCCCCCTTTTGTTCCTTGTCTTTTTTGGCGGCCATACGTTTCTCGATATAGCCATCAATAGCGCCAGCTAAATCAAATCTATAAGCCCAATCAGACAATTTTTTAAGGAAAGGAACACTTACTACTGCGAGTAAGCAACTAACTACTGCAATGCTCTTAATTTCAAATCCAAAGAATTTACTGAGAAAGACATTGATAAGCACCTGGGCATCAGGCGCAAAGAAATAACCACATAGACTTGAAAGGAATAACCCCACAATTTTTAAATACCAAACTGCGTCTTTAGTATGGATGGCCACCACAGCCGCCCCTAAAACCGCCCCGATTAAAGCATCCCCGTTGACGAACGGTAGAAGTGAGGCTAAACCCACTCCCGCCGCCACAGTCAAACCAGATGCACTTGCTGGCTCTGTCATAACAATACCTACATGCTGCTCTATCTGACTTTTGATAGATTAGAAACAGCCTTAACAATTACTCCACAAGCTCGGATCACGCCGTTAATACGATCACCTAAAGCAGCTTGCAACTTCTGCTCTGATTCCTTCACCTTGACCCAATCTTTAAATGCCTTCCCTTCTAAGAATTGGTCGGCCTGGGATTCGGTCAAGTTGAAAGCATCAATAAGACTTGTGTTGGAATATATGCTGATGTTATGAGCCAGAAAGGTGAGATTTTCCACTAAGCTGCTGCGATATTGTTGTGATTGCGGTATGAGCTGGAAATCGGGCATACGGCAAATTTGCCTCCCCCTCTCTCGGCAATACAGCAATACCAACATCAGTAATGGCAATATCAAAGATATGGTTAAAATATTGGTGTGCTTTGGTCAGCAAACCCATAAGGTGTAAAAAGTTGGTTTCAGGTATTTGAGATAACACCACCATGCGCTCAAGCACCTGAGCTTCATAGTTGTGGCTTTCATAATCGAGTGCTGCGCCGTTCGGGATCAATTGACAAGCCATGCAGCCTAAATACCAGTGTGTACGGCTTTCAATGCCTTCGATGGCACCTTCCAGGCGCTCAATGGTTTCAGCCATCACACCCAGTAACGGTACTGCAGTCCAATGATCTTCCTCATATTCACCTAGATCACAAATATCGTGCTGGTATTGCTTTTCGGCTTGAAGATAGTTTGAGAAACGAGCCTCACCGATTGCAAAATCAGGGCTTTCATCCTGTGTGGCCGCAATATAGTGACCAACACAAAGCATTCTTTCTTGAACCGTCCAATGAAGCGGATTCTCAAGACCTTCGACATTTTCAGTAATTGCGTTAATTAAAAAGGTCGTTTGCTGCTCTGCCTGGCTTTCGGGCATATTCGCCAGCTTAATAGCGTTAAGCATGGCGATTTCTTTAAGTGCCAGGGTAAAACGTGCAGTGCGTAAAACCGGGATAAATAACATTAAAAACCTGCTGTACTGTATTTCATCCAGTCATTACCATCGATTGCAGTTAATGTTGAGAATGTCACCGGGATCAACATATTGGTAAAGTTACCATTTACATCAACCGGACTGCCTATCGGCAAGTTAATACTCTCAATCACCAGCGGCCCATAAGTACGGCCCTTATAGGTCAGTGCAACCATTGGCGGGGCTTCGGATGGCATGATTGTCTCGATTAAAGTCTTGCCATTTCCCTGAGCAAAATTCACAGCATTACTTAGCAAAGTGCCTTCTGGTGCAAGGAAATAGGGCAATGACCACTTCATTAAAGTATCAAGTGGATTTTCGACCTCTTTTACTGGATTTTCCCAAGCGCGCAATATCAGATTGCCCTGGATCTTCATAGGCGGCATACCAGAAAACACCTGGGTTGAGTTCAACTTGGTAATACCTGTTCTTCCCCTGGCTTCATCTACCGTATTTTGCAAAACCTCCTTAGTTTTACCGCCAATACTGTCAATAAGTGGCTGGAATGCGCCGGATTGCAGCATAGACATAAGCGCCGGGGCCTTGCTTTCTGCGCCCGCCCCCTCAAAAGGACTTTGCCAGTTCAAGCTTGCTTCAATGGTTACATCTTCTGAAAATGGTGCCTGGATTACTGCGGTACCAGGGATGATATGGCCGTTATGGTCCACCTCATAAATGGTCGCAAGTAAGTTGGGGTTAAGGTTATCCCAGGGACCGGGACCCAGGACCATAGCGGAAGCCTGGTTGATCAGTGAGTTAATACCCAGTGTGGCCAGACCCCGCACCCCGCCGACCCCGTTTATTTTGTCCTTAATAAAACTGGTACCAGCTGATTTAGCTGAACTGACCGCCGATGCTGCCTTATCAAATAAAGACATAAAATTCTCCTGAAAAAAAAGGCGAAATTAATCGCCTTTTTTTATGTGTAATGCTGCTTATAGACCCGCGTTTTTGCGAGCTTTAAAGCTTTTTAAACGTCCAGCACGTGCTTTAGCAGAATGCGATTTAAGCTGCATTTTGCGAATCGCCACCTTTTGCTTAGCAGTCAATCGAACTGAGCCAGCAATACGCTTATTAATGCGAACCTTCTTGCCGTGACGGAATGCAGTACGCTTTGCATAGGTCGCATCAAATACAGCCTCTTGATCGTCATCACCAAAAGCAAACTTGGCAATCACCTGATCCGCTGCATCTTCACCTTCCGGCAAGCTGGTTGCTACCAGGTCAATCACGTTGTTGGCTACTGCGTCATCCCAATCATTCAATAATGCTGAAATATCGCTTTCGTCCACGCCCATGCCTTCCAGGTAATCCCATGCAGCACTTAAAGCAGCTTCAACGATTTCCTGTTCATCATCATCAAGCTCACCATCTTTATTAGAATCAGCGATACCAACAAATAGGCCCATTAAGCGGTCGGCCATGGTTTCGCCTGAATCAAGATCATCTGTCTCGATCCACTGGTGAATTGCGGCTACTGCTTGCTGTGCAATTGCAGCCAATTCGTAGCCTTCCGCTGAATCTAAAGCCGCTTGTTCTTTTTCAGTTTTGGCGCTGTCCAGGACAGGTTTAACCGCTGCAGCTGCCCCATTTTCAGGCTTTTTGCCATAGAGCTGAGTGCGTAAAAGATCGGTCAAAGTAGTCATTTAAATGATCCCCCTATTATTTAGACAATGTTTGAGTAGCAAAGATTTGACGCGCTGTACCGTCATAATGCACCCAGTAATTAACGTCCATTTGGTCGTATGGATTGGCTGCATTTGGCTTCACTTCATAACGGAATGAAGCACCGCCCATAGTTGGATCATTTGATGGCGTAATCCATTCAGCCGCTTCTGCGCCTTCTAGGTAGCCTTTCAGCCAGTCGTTCATACGTTTAACGGCGGTTGCCATAGGCAGCTGCAAGTACATTTTTGCAGTACCCGTGACAGCATCATCAACGGAAGTGGACATTTCAGCCACGGCAATCAGTTTGCGTAAGCTGTTTTTTACAGGCGCGCAAGTCAATGAATCACGGAAAACATACAAGCCGCCTGTCTCATAAGATTCATAAATCACCGGGTTAATTTTTGCAGCTGCAAGCTGGTTTAATTCCTGGTTACTTGGCGTGTAAGTTTGCACGATACCTGAGCGATTGACCGGGAACATACGGCCCGCCACTGGGTAGTTTTTAGGAGCAAAACCTTTTGCATTTTTTGCAGCATTACGGCCACATGCAAGACCAATATTCAGGCCAGACGTACCGATATAGCTTTTACCGTTTACGCCGCTTGGATCGTTAGTCTTTAACGGGGTCCAGTACGCATGAATAAGGTGTGATGCTTTGGCACCATACGGATTGATAGATTCAATAAACGCAATGGCTTGTTCTGGCGTTAAGGTCCCATCAATGTCAAAACGTAACTGACGGTTGGTATTGAATGCCAAAGTCATTAACTGACTTAATAGGCCAGGCGCTTTAGTACCACCAGAAGCAATATAGCGATATTGCAGCTGTGTTTTTTCCAGATTTTCACGCGCTTGCACATAAGTTTCAGTAGTGTAATCACCGACCACACCTTCGCTGAAATAGTTTAGTAGGTCAGAAGTTGCCCAGCTTGTTTCGCCGTTTTCATCAAAGCCATAGGCTTTAGATGCAGGAGCAATCGATACGCCGACTGATACCATAACTTCAACGTTATCTGTTAATGCTTCGATCACATCAGGCAGATAATCAGAATTGCCGTAATCATCCTGAGAACCTTCGGTTAGTGAACCTGAGAACTCATAAAGCTTTACGCCTTTTGAATCAGACAACATTAAAGTTACATAATCATTTGCCGCCAGCTGGCCGCCTACACGGTTTTCATCAGCATGAATAGACAATCGAATGCCATCGTTAAAACACTCTAAATGCTTAACTGCAATATCGTAGCTTTCAGGGTTTTGTGTAGTCGAAACAGCAAAGCCAATCGCACCTGTAGATTTATCAATAGAGATCGTCATCCACTTGTTTTGAGCATCTGTACCAACCATACGAGTAACTACTGCCTGAGCCGTACCATTGGTCAGTGCTTCTTGCACATGAATCCAGGCCTCATTGAGTGCATTTGCTCTTAAAGTCTCGCCATAACCCAAACGCTTGTAGAAGTTTGAACCATCAACAGAGAAAGCCTTATCAATACGGCCACGTGTAGCGCGCATTGCAATTGCTAAATTTTGATCTGCCGTGCCTGTAGTGGGCATTTCAGAATTATCACCTAGAGGGTTAAGCTGAACGCCCGATTGTTCCCCCAAAGCGCGTACAAAAGAAGTTGTCATTTCACACCTTATTCATTCGTAGTATTTTGTGCTGCCTGGTATGCAGAGATACCGCCAGCGGTTAAAGTCCCGTTTTCACGTAACTGGTTTTTTTTACTTCAAACTGTGTTTCA